CAGGCTTTTCTAGTATGACCATCCACACAAAGACCATACTGAAAATAAAAAAAATCATAAGATACACAGGGAATACATCATTGCTAATTACCCAAGGAATAATCACCCCCATGGTAATAAAAAGACCAGAAATAATGGCAAGCCATTTAATATAAAATTTTTTCATATTACTTTCCAACATTGATAAACGGCAACACACCGGTGGCATTGGTCTGTGGTAGCTTACCATCCCAATGAAGAATCGCCTGATACTGCACAAATTCTGGAGTTAGGCTTGCCGCAAGTATTTGGTTGGCCTTAGCCTGTGATTCGGCATTGATTAATATTTGCTGAGCACGTGCTTGCGCCTCAACAATAGTCTTTTGTGCCTCAGCGCGGCTTGTAGCTATCTCATTTTCAACCTTAACGGCATTTTGGGAAGCTTCAATCTTGCTGTTAATAGAGTTCATAACGCTTTTAGGTAGCTCAAAGGAGCCGATTAAATAAATCTTATCGACTTCAATGCCGGTCTTCTCAGCATCAGTTTTGACCTTTTGAGATACTTTGGTGATGAATTCTTCTTTCTTGGCGCCATAGATTTGATCAACAGTCATCGTGCTTGCCACTTCATTCATCGCATCACGTACCATGTTATGCAAGAAGGTATTGGTAATTTCCTCAATACCCAAACGGTACTTGGTGAATACCTTGACGACGTTATCCGGTGCTATTTGATAAGTGATACCGGCGTTGGTTGTAATCGATAGACCCTCAGCGGTTTGCATGGTAATGGCCTCAGAGCCTTTCCAAGAATAGTTTTGTAAAAAGGTTGGGAATAAATAAAGCTCTTTATTCCATCCCAAATAATAGCGCCCCACCCCTACGGTCTGTTCGCTCACTCCTTTATCTGAGCCATACAAATTAACAATCACACCCCGATAACCCGCTGGCACCCGGTTGCACGCTGTCAACGCTATTGCTATCCCTGTCACTGTTGCTATTTTTGCTAACTTCATTGAGAAACTCCTCTCTCCACGTTGGTTGTTTATTTAAAAATCCTATAGGCACGTTAACGGGAAACCCCTTAAAATGCCCGGTAACAATGTGTGTGTCCCACCCAATGCGCTCATCATACATATAAGGCTCATAGGATATAGAGCTAAGCTCCATGTCCATTTCACTTATGATATGTACCAATAATTGCTCAAAAGAATGTATTTCTATGACAGTCTTCAAAGAGTCCTCAAGGAGTCCTCTGTGAAAACGAAACAATACGGGCTTATTGTCCATAGCGAATCACCCTACCAATTACAAAGCCTAACCCAAGACCATGAAAAGTCCCTTCAATTAAGGAGTAATTGAAATGATTGGTATAGATTCCGCTCATAAGAAGAGCGCCACCAGTAGCCAAAAAATAAGTAAGATCCAAACTCCAAAACCAGCATTGAAATCGTTGCCATCTTGTCTGCACCCGCTTTGGTATTACCGCCTCTCTTGGACAATCATGCTGAAACGGCGAACCTTCTTGTTGAATTTCACTGCATATTAAACAAATAAATTCATATTTCATTTATTCCCCTCATATTGCTTAATGCATATCGAGATAATCTTCTTGGCCCTATTAATAGCCATCATGTACGCAGTCGCCATATTCTTGTCTGGCTCAGTACATCCTTGTAATTTTAGAATTTCTTCTGCTGAATAAATCTCTATATCAAGGAGCTGATGACAATAATCTATAATTTCATCCCCGTTAATCATTTATTCCCCGCAAATCATTTTCTTAAGCTCTTCTTTCATGTGACCAAGGTTATGTGATCCTTCCAGCAAAGGTTTCATCATGAAATACCAATGTCCTATTTGTTCGCAAATAAACCCTTTCTGCTCAAAATCAAATGATTTATGCATTTTTGATTCACGAGTATAGCGATTGAGGTATTCAGGATTTCTTTCATCAATTAACCGAGCATTTTTAATGGCATCATCTACAAATTCGCGATCGGGATCGTCAAATGTTTCATCAACCTTTATCTCAGAAATCTTTTTATAGCTTCTATACATCTGATAAATATGTTCGTTCATTCACTAAATCCCCAAAACTCATTCATTTTTTTAATATAGTCTTGATTGGTTTGAATGTTGTAATATTCTGCAAGCCTATCCCATGAGCATTCATTGATATTGGTTTGTCGTGTGCAATCGCAACCGCTGTCATAGGCTACGCGTTCATGATTCCCATCAAATAAATAAGCGCATGGGTAACGACACAGGCTGCATTCATGAATAATCCACTTTGGTGGTCGGTTATTAAATGCCGCTACTTGAAAGTCGATGCGTGTCTTTTTATTCATGCTCAGCATCCTTTAAATGGCTATAATAAATATCCAGAATCTTCATGCTGGCATGTTCATGCATTTGAGATAAAATATTGCATACATCTTCAAGATCTTTGTGAATCCCTTTTTCAATATCACTCCATAAAACAGCAATCCCACCCATAAGGTTGCCTAACAACAAAGCCGCTCTTTGCCCTTGGTCAATCAACTCTTTAACATCAATATCATTCATCTTTCTTACTCCACTCTGTTTTTAATTCTCCATTAGTAAGGCGCTCAATCTTATATTGTGACGCTTCCGGCACAAAACCCCACTTCATCCAGTTTCTAAAGCTCGCATCGGACATGCCAGTGCGCTTCTTAAACTGATAACTGTTACCGTAATACTTCTTTAAATCATCAGTCGTCATGTTTTTGTTCTCCTAAAACAAAATTATTTTACAATAATGCTTGCTATATAGCAACAGTTATTGTAATATTCGTTTTACGTCAATACCGACGCAGACTAAATAAAGTAGAAGAGGTATAAAATGCAAGAATTTGATCATACTAATGAGCAAGAGCACTGTTTTGTTGATAGTGTTAAAGAGCTTGAGAAAGTTAATAAGCAAATCGCAAAGCTTCTTTTAAGAAAAGAAGAATTAACCGATATAATTATTGGCTCGCTTGACCACAATCATGAAGGACAAAAAACATACGAATATGGCGTATGGAAAATAGAGGTTAAGACACCCTTTGTTTACTCGTTAAATAAAAAGCTGTATGAATCAGGTGATGTGAAGATCCCTGATAATTTCAATCCGATTAAAGAGTCTATATCTTATTCGATTGACAAGAGACTGTGCGACCAATACATGGTAGACGCGCCTAAAAAAGTTCGTGATGCGTTAGCAGAGTTAATTGATAAAAAGCCCGGGAAGGCAGGAATCACGATCAAGGAGCGCGTGTAATGAAGTTATGTTCTATTGAAAAATGCGAAAGACCCTTTCTAGCAAAGGGTTTCTGCCTCCCTCACTATAAAAAATTCAAACGTCATGGCGACCCATTGGGCGGTAGAATTTCTTACGATTCTTGTTCTGTAGAAGAATGTAGCAATGACATTATTGCCAAAGGGTTATGTCATAAGCATTACCAAAGGAACAAAAACGGCCTTAATTTAACCGACAAAACAGTAGTTGAAATGGATGCTAAAGAAAGAATTAAAAGCAACATTAAACTTAATAAGATTACTGGTTGCTGGGAATGGCAAGGAGCAACCGTAGGTAATGGCTATGGATTGGTTACTTTTAATTATAAAGCTACTAGGGTTCATAGATTATCTTATCAAGCGTTTGTTGGTGAAATAAAAGACGGTTTATATGTTTTGCATAAATGTGACAGGCCAATATGTTGCAACCCAAAGCATTTATTCTTAGGAACTCAAAAAGAAAATATTGAGGATATGATGAAAAAATGTAGAGGGAGAAAATAAATGTCAAACACTGTACTTGTAATAGGTCAATCAGGCAGTGGGAAATCCACTGCTTTGCGAAACCTAGATCCACAATCCACGTTCATTATTAATGTTTTGGACAAACCACTACCCTTTCGAGCATTCAAAAAAAATTATCACTTGTACACCAAGGATAACAAGCTAGGCAACTACTATTCCACCAATGATTGGGCGCATGTCGTGCGTTGTATTGAAATGGTCAATAAAGAGCGACCAGACATCACAACACTCGTCATTGACGACTGGCAATACATTCTAGCCTATGAATTCATGCGCCGGGTGTCTGAGAAAGGCTTTGATAAATTCTCAGAGCTTGCCAATCATGGATGGAGCACGATTAATGCTTGTCTAGGCACACGACCCACACTTACCAATTTCATCTTGGCGCATAGTGATGTGGACTCCACAGGGCGTTCCAAATGCAAAACCATTGGCAAGATGTTAGATGAGAAGATAACCATTGAGGGCTTGTTTACAACAGTGCTGCATTCACGTGTGGTGGATGGCGAGTATTTGTTTCAAACCCAATACGATGGTGAGTTTTTGGCCAAGTCCCCAATGGGAATGTTTGAAGAGTTCCTTATACCCAACGATTTGTTGACGGTAAAAGGTGCAGTTGAAAATTACTTTAATGATGAGGAATAAATAATGAGTTTTTGGGAATCTGAAATAGGTGAAGTTACGGGCAATGCTGAAGATGCATTTGCAAAGTCTTTTACACAAATACCAGACGGCACAATGGCGCTAGCTCGCGTTGAGTCCTTCAAAAATGCCGAATTTAATGGCAATAAGTATCTATCCATAAGCTGGCTTTTAACCGATGGGGACTTTAAAGGCTCCAAGGTTGAGCAAAAGCTTAAGGTGTATGGCGACCCCATGGCTAAAGAGCCAGCCAAGGCACGCCATAGAGCGCTCAATATGCTCAAATTAATTTATCAGCTATACAACACAAAGCCTAAGCATGCCGGCGAGCCTACAGACCAAGATTTGGCGGTTTTTGTGGGTAAAGCTGCGGGAATTAAGATTCGTGAGACTGAACCAAACGATCAGGGGCGCCAATACAATTGGGTGGCTGAGATTCATGACTCTAAGGGATTTAAATGCGAAACAGGTCACGGGCTTCCTGCCACAACTCACGTTGCTCTAGCCACTTATGCCAGTGGTGGACGTGAGCCTATTGACAGTGCTTTTAGCCGAAATCAAGCAGCAGCACCAACCCAAGACCTTTTGGACGATGTGCCATTTTAAAGAGCAATTAGGATTATAAATGGCCAGAGATATATTAACCAAGCGCATTGAAAAGTATCAGGCGCGTGATTCAAATGATACGCGTGATTATATCGGGGCCAGTAGCATTGGCTCCGATTGTTTAAGACAAATTTGGTATGAATTTAAGGGTACAAAGGCTGAGAAAGTACCCACTAAAACACGGCGTACATGGGCTATTGGTAAATGGCTTGAGCGTCTTGTTATGGAATGGCTTGATGATGCAGGTATTACGCTTGGCGTGTTGCCACAACGCACGTTGTCGTCTGAGATGGTGCCGCAATTTAAGGGGCATGTTGATTCGGTTTGGATTGGTCGTGGTGGTGTATTTAAGGCAATCATTGAGATTAAAACCGCTAAAGATGCCAGTTTTAAGATATTTGTTAAGAAAGGGGTTAAGGTTTGGAATCCTCAATATTATGCGCAAATTCAGTCCTATATGGGGATGAGTCGCATATATAGTACATATATACTTGTACTAAATAAGGATAATAGTGAGATTTCCGATGAATTAGTGACTTTTGACCCCGCATTTTATGTCAATTTGGAATGCAAGGCTCTAATGATTACACAAGCAAATGTGGCGCCCCCGCGCATTAATGGTTCGCCGCTTTGGTATCAATGCAAGATGTGTAAATTTAACAAGGTATGCCACAAATGAGAAAAACGACCCATCATTGCGATCAATGCGATAAGAATTTAACAGGATCGTATATAGGTCATTTTGAAGTGAATTTTGTGGATAATATTTTATCATTCCCACCCTTAGATTTTTGTGGCATGGAATGCATGATTGTTTATTTAAATAAAAGAAAGGATGAAATGAATGAAAGAAATACAGAAGATTGATGAGAAAAATATCAGGGGACTCATCAAAAAGGTACTTGATTTAATGAAGGACATGACTGAAGAAGTTGAGGTTCTTGAAGATAGAAAAGGGGATGTATTTGAGCGTTACATGGCACTCCACCGTTTAGGAGCCATATGGATGGGTGCTAATCATGCAATGCACATGGCAAGCCATGCTTTTCGCTTTGGCTTTGATTTGCATCATCCTTTTTTCCAAACCAGTGAAGCCATCGAAAAAGGATGGGATTCAGTAAAACTGGATATGAACCCCTTCTTTGTTCAAGAGCAAAAAGAAGCTGTGACACTGGAAATGAAAGATTTGCCTGACGAAGTAAAGGAAGCCATTGTTGCTATCATTAAAAAGCAAATGGATGAAAAAGGGGGCAAAAGTGTCCACTAACGATCCACTCACCCCCGAACAAAAAGAACATATCGAGCTTATATTTCATCGCTATGAAGAAAACTTAAATCGCCAATACGATGAGGCCATCAAAGGTGAATTAGAGCTTTTGCGCAAATACAAGGCGGATTTAGCGCGGGCTTATGATGAAGTGCGCGGGCAGCGTAAAACGCTTGTAAGCTTGATGGAAGATATAGTCAATCGCCAAGAAGAGCTCATCGGCATTACGATTCAAATCAATGAATTTATTTATCGCATTGAAAACTTTTTTCTAACTGATACGCCGCCTAAGCAACCTGAACAAGTTGAATGTATCGATCATGCTTTAATTTCAGAATATTTAGATTTAACCGTAAGAACCATACGGATCTTGAATGCCGATAATTTTATTTACATGAAAGATTTGTTGAAAATAAAAGCACATACATTATACAAAATTCCTAATCTTGGGAAAAAATCATTTTCTGAAATTACGGAAGCACTAAAAAAGAAAGGACTAGCATTTAGGGGGGATGATGTCTGAATTAAACCGCTATGAGGGCCGTGAAATTGCAGCTCATGAGAAAGTTATTGATGCCCATCAGTTTCTATTAACCTTCCTTGAAAAGTTTAATACGGCCAAACGTGGGGGCATTCATGACTTCATGGAATTAAGTTTATTTAATATGGTTAACGCCGCCATTAAAGCCATTGATGACTACCTTCAGGTAGGTCATAAGCAGGTGAGTGCGTCTGAGATAATGCATATTGTTATAGATACCTATCAAAAGGTGTTGGATGGGATGAAGCGCAATATGGAAGGGATGAAACAGGTGAATTTTGAATGATAGAGCTACTTACAGAGTCCATATTCAAGATAGAAG